TCCCCCGGAGCTTTTTTGAAGACCGCCGCGATTACATAGGGGGGCTATATTTTTCGAACCCTCCCCCGGGTATCCAATCCTATCAAATCGTAGGATGCCACTAAAGCATTAATAAAAAGTTTAATAAAAATTATTAATTAATCAATAATAATTTAATAATCTATTAAAATTAATCAATAAATTTATTAAATGAACCAATTAAGGTCATGGAGCATTAATAAAAAGTTTTTTGTTTGTAAATAAAAAGCTTTTGCCAATTAAATAAAATCCATGACCGAAATTAATTCATTTTGTTGAAAGATGGATACTCCATAGGATGAGGGGGGTAGGTATAAATAGATTCTAAGTACTTTATTAATACTTTAAATCTATTAACGGCTTAATTAATCTTCTTTTTCTGTTGAAAACTCTTCAACATTTTTATTTGTTTCATCTATTTTAGAATCAAAATCTTTTCTACTAACTTTTCGATAACGATTAAAAGGATCATTATTTACAATCCAATTAATTGCTCTATTTCCTTCACGAATTGATTCTTCTGGAGTGAAACCTTCTGACTCTTCAACAACTCTTGCAAGATACTCACAAGTTCCATAATTCATATGTTGATCAAAATTTAACCATAAATCCCATTGTGTAAACGGATTGTAAGGATTGTCAACGGTTGTCAACATGTATTCGTCAAGTGTTTCTTCTTCAGCCATATGACGCTCCTTTCTTTAAATAGTTTCACCATGAACCATCTTGTTAACTAGAGAAGTTGAACATCCAAGTCTTTCACCAACTTCAGCTTGCGTGTAACCAGATTTAATCATAGCTTTTGCTAGATCAACATTCGCTTTATTAGTTGAAATGTATTTTGTTGTTGTGTTTTCTTTTGGTGTTGCCAATTCACGAATCTCTTTTGAATCTGAATTAGCTAAAATAGCATTCATAAGAGTTGTTCCAATAGCACCAGCTTGAATAGCTTCCCATTCACGAGGTTCTATATGAACCATTCTACTCTTTTTAGATGAACCAGTCATAGCTCTACCTTCTGCAAGGGCCGCATTTTTAACCTTCTTATACCAATCTCTATCATCTTTAATAGCAGGATTGTCTTTAATTTTGGCTTTTATTATAGAATTAGCTATAGCCTGAGCCCGTCTTTCAAGAGGGGTATTAGACTTAGCCAATTTAACTTTATCTCCCAATGATGCTATTTCATGAGCGTATACTTTAGTTGCAGAAGGATTCTTCTTAGTAGAAGGTGTATGTATCCTCTCAAGTCTTGCTTCATTAGCCATCTGTTTAAGAGCATTAGCATATCCAGCATATAGTTCTTCCTGTCTAGTACCTGAGGATAGCTTATAGGCATCATCTATCTCTGCCATTTGTGTAGATTTGGTAATCTTTTGTACTACTTTACCCTGTTTATTAACATACTTATCATCAGTACTATATTGCCATATCTTTTCACCAGTTTCTGGATCAGTTTTATAGTAGCTTCTAACACCAGGAATATCTTTTTCGTTTTTAGCTCTAGATATCAATGTAGATGCTCCATGTTTTCCAGGATTATTAGGATCTGACTGATAAAGTTTCTTTAATTCGGCAATATTATTGTCTCTATAACATTGTTTCCAATCAAGTTTATGCTTTTCAGCATCTATAATAGTCTGTGCACATTTAACAGCTCTAACTATTTCTTCATCAGAAGCACCTTTTAATGTCATATCAGTAAGAAGGTTAGTTGTTATACCCATCTGTTTCTGTTTCATTTGAGGACTAAGAACTTTAGACGGATTAAGAGCTATCTCTTCATCACTCATTTTATACATTTCCTTAGGCTCAAATGACTTAAGAGATTCAAATGCACCTTCTTGTTTTCTTGTCTTAAAGTTTATTCCTCTTGTTGGTATTACTAATATATTATCACCATCGAAATCAGCTCCTGATAACTGATGGGCTACATTAGAATTAATTCCAACTGCATCTATAGGTGCGGTTCCTAACATTTTTCTGCCTTCAACATTATTGTTATTAACTTTAAGTCGAGGTATTTCAAATGTTCCTTGATGAGGATATCTTATACAAATTACTTCTTCACCTTGTCTAAAATTTGGTGCATAAATTTCATTATCAGCTAAACTATTTACAGGAAGTATAGCTGATGTTTTTTGTCTAGGTAATCCAGCAGCTTTGAGATCTACAGCTGAAGCATCACATTCATCAGCAAATTCTTCTAATGCTTTCTTTCTTATTTCAGCATTTGTATATTTCTTAATCCTATCAAACTCTTCATTCTTTTGAGCAAGACTTAGATTCAGCTGACTCTCTATTAATTTAAGAGGCTGTTTTGACAGAAATTGTGATGCCAGATTTTGGTTATTTGCCCATCCAGACCATGTACCTTCATCATTAACCTTATTAATAGCTGAAAGATGTTCTTTTCCATCTTTTCCAATATAATAAGATTGACCGGAAGCCATGATATTAGCACCAAAAGGATTATCTCTATCAATTTCACCTTCTTTATTATGCTTCATTTCTTTAAAAGCTTTATTAGGACCTTCTTCACGACTTTTATTAGTATTTAATATAATGTCATATCCTTTAGGAATATCATCTGAATATACAGCCATTCCTTTTAAATATCTATCTTTGTCTACTGCTATTCTTACTTGAGAATAAGCTGATTTACCAAGATCAAGATCAGGAACACCTCTTCTTAATTCAATAACACCATCTTTATCAACTCCACCATCTTCATTATACCTAATAAATATCCTAGAAGAATCTATAGATTGAGGAAATTGAACTTTTCTGACTTGATATCCATCACCTTTTGACTCGATAGTAATATCTGTCAATGGCTTTATTTGACCAGGATCTTGCATTAATTCTTTATAGCTTGTGTCTTTTTGACCAAGAACTAAAAAAGTAGTATTTTTTCCAGTACCAATCTGCTGAAGTTTAGGAGTATATGTTTGATATCCTTCATCTTTTAACATTTGAACTGCAGCATCCATTTTAGATCTTGCGACATTTAAATTTAATTCTGTATCTGCACCAATATCGACATATCTTTTCTTATCAACTTCATCACGAATAGCATCTCTTACTGCAAATATAACTTTGTTTCTTTCATTAGTACTTGGTTCAAGTAAAGTTCTAACATAAGATTCACCTTTACCGCCAAGCATCTTTCCTATGGCATCATTAGAATATCCATCTTCTTTTTGCCTTAAAGCAAAAGATATCTCTGCTCTTTTTCTTTCAGCACGTTCTATCATGTTTCTATTATTGAACTGCTCAGTAGTAAGACCCATATCTTTAGCTATTTCAGCATTAGAATATCCCTTTTTACGAAGTTCTTCCATTCTGTCCAAAAACCAGCTTTCATGCTGAAATGGAACTTCACCAGAACCCCAAGGAAACCTTCCAGATCTTCTTGGAACACCATAGTGCATTAATTCCTCTTCCACGATCCTCATCCTCCTTAAATATAATATTAATCATTTTTAATACTATTAAGTATTTTATCAGCTCTTTGAATTTTATCCATAATAGGTAATATAATTGTGGCATCTGGATTATCAATTAGGATTTCATTATTTTGATAAAGTCTACATTCACATTGAATATCTCCAGGTTTAACTGCATATTCTAAACAAAATAAAGCAGCATAAATATATAATTGTTCAAAATGAGCTTTTATTTTGCCAGTTTTTAAATCGTGGATTCGTAATAAATTATCTCTAAAACCTATAGCATCTGCTGTACCATAGATATTCTCTGAATAATATAATACTACTTCAGGAGTTAAATCAAAACCTATAGCATCATTTATGTACATATTCAGAGTTTTTTTAATTTTTCTTTGTTTTTGACCAAGTCTTATTGATTCCTCTGCATAAGCATGAAGTCTAGTACCCATTTCAACAGCTTGTGCACTTTGCCATCTTTCTATGAGTTTTGCATCATCATAATTTAACCAATGCCATTGACTTGCACTTAAAAAAGCATGAGTATCCCTAAGCTTCGAATGATCGTTCCATTGCATCAAGGACTTCCTCCTTATTTTCAGGACTTATGAATCTTGCAAATGACATTTTATTCATTTTTTGAATATAATGTTCCTGATTTGGTCTCTTTGATGCATCCTTGTCTTTTTTACATTCAAGAGCAGCCCATTTATTTTTGTATAATACTAATAAATCAGGCACACCTTGAATATAATTAGGATCATTTTTGAGAACCATACACTCAGGACATCGACATTTTATGTCATGAATTACTTTTGCTTGAAATTTATTTTCTCTCATAATGGCCCTTTCGACAAAAATAAAAGAGGGAGTATATACCAGCAGGCGCTGATATCATATCTCTTCCTCTCTACTATAGTAAGAATAAATTTTGCGATTTTGAAAAATATAATTTTAATTCATTTTAATCAAAATCACTATCTTTAATGCCTTCATTCAATGCAAAATTCTTTTCATTAAATTTTTCTTTTCTTTCAAGGCATTCATTTATTCTAAAATCAATAGGGCTATCACTAATTAATGTATAATAATATAAATCTATATACTGAGTATTAATTCTATCAATTCTTCCGCATGATTGTTCAGTTATTTTATAACTATAGTTTAAAGAATAGAATATAATACAATTAGTTTCTGTACAATTCCATCCTTCAGCTCCAGCCATATAATTTACTAAATAGATCCATTGACCAGTATCTGGTATTTGTTGATGTTTATGACCATTATACTCAGCATAAATATAATTATTGTCTTCACAAAATTTTCTAAGTATTTCTAATTCATAATCAAAATTGTAAAATATAATAACTCTTGAAAAATCCTTTAATATATTATTAATAGCTTTTATTCTACTTGGATCTGAATTATTAATTTTCTTAATATAAGTTATTAATTGCGTAATATTTAAAAATGGTTCTCCTGTTTCAGGATCTTTTCTAGTAGACCAAACTTTTTTATAAAGTTCTTTGTCATATTTAACTGGAACTTTAAAATAATGTCTAACAGTATCTCTTTTATCAGGCATTTGAACCAGTATCATGTTTTTCAGACGATTTAAATATCCTTCTTCTAAATATTTATCAACTTTTGGAAATTTAACAAATCTATTCCAAATTACATGTCTATTTACAAATTGTGTTTTATTTTTATAAAATCCATTAGCTATAAATACTGGAATATAATCCATCCAAGTATCACCTGGTGTAGCACTTAATAATATCCATTTATTATTAGCTGTTATTTTTAAAAATGAATTAACCCAAGATCCAGAACCAACAACTCGTTGTTCATCAAATATAAAAAAGGCTCCTTCTACTTTTTCATATTTTTTAATATTATTCCATGAATCAATAGTTGGGTAAATAAGAAAGTCAACACTTTCGTGTTCCCAATCTCCAGAGTTTCTTTTCTTTGCAGTGGTAATTATATAAATATCTATTGGATTTTCCATAGCTTTAAAATATGGTTCTCCATTCTTCTCTATAGCTCCACCACACACTTTACAAAAATAATAAGCTAAAGCAGCTATACTTTTCCCAGATCCAACTCCACCACAAAGTATAGAGCCAGATCTGAGTTTTGTAATAGCTTCTCTTTGATGAGGATATAATTTGATCAATTAATCTTCCACTCCAGCAACAGCATCTGCTGCACTAGTGGGAACATTTATATACTTCTGAGCAAACTTATCTTTTGAGATTACAACATACATTGATTTAAGATATCCCTTAATTCCTGACTGACCCATTTTATTTTCCCAATTGTAAGGCCTTATAATGAGATCCACATTCTTAATTTCAGCCCAATCAAGAATATCAATTGTATCTTCTCCTAATTGAGTCTTTTTTATAATTTCTCCATCACATTCTGTCATAAGCCAAATTATAGGCTTACTTCTTTCAGAATACTGAACCTTAACCTGAATATAAGGTACATCATCTTCAGTCTCATCTCTTGCTTTAAGCCATTTAACATTCCATCCAGCATCTGATAAAGCTCTTGCAGAATCTGGATCGTCTAGAATTACACAGAAATTTCTATTTCCTTCAGTATTAAACTTTCCAGGTTTTCCAGAAAAGTTCTTAAATCTCAACTGTGCATTCTCAATACTAATTTCTTTAGTGAATTTTTCTCTCTTTGCCATGATATTTCTCCTTTCAAGTAAATGGCATAAAGTCTGTAGACATAGTATCCACAGACTCTTCATCATTTTCAATTAATTCATCAGATATTAACCATTCGAAATCACCATATTGTGATATCTCTTGAACAGCATCGTCAACTAAATTAATATAATATGACTTGTCTATATCATTTTCTTTATGCATAGTTTCAACAAATTCTGATTCAAGCCATCTATATCCTTTAGTTCCTGTAACAGCATCATACTTATAACCACCATTCTTTTTATCATCTCTTTGAGCTACAAGTAATCCGCCTCCTTTTCCTGGTAATATTGGACAGAATAATCCAGTTCGTCCAATAAATTTATAATCATGCTCTCCTTCTGGAAGATTTTCATTCATATCAAGATAAATAGCTGTTTTAACTGACTTAGTTTCACACATATCTCTAAATATAATTTGTTCATGACTAAATAAAGTCTTAAATACATAAGGAACTGCAAATTGTGTTCCTGTTGCAGTCCATTCTTTACCGTGCTTTGCATTATCTCCTGGAATATAATTATACAATTTATTACATTCTTCAGCATCTTTATATCTAGCAATATATACAGCATTATTAACTAAACACATCTTTTCATAAGTTGCTTCATGTTCAAATGTATATCCATACATCTTACCATATTCCATTACAAAAGATATAATTTCCGGTGTTGCATCAGGGATCTTTATTGAATCTGTCTTAATATGTGCAACTGTAAATCCTCTTTCTTGAACTTCATGTTTAAGGTTAATCATAAGCAAAGCACCACGCTTTGCAACAATATTGTCAATATTACGAGGATCTCTAAATGGATTATCAAATGTTGCAGAAGTTAATCCATAAACAGAATTTATAACTGTCTTTAAAGCATTTGATAAATCTTTTGCCATGCTTTCATCTTGAAGATATGGTGCCAACTTTCCACCAAATAATTCAGCAGCTTTATCAAACTCTTTATGCTTAATATAAACTCTAACCTGTTTAATTTCACTAAATATCTTTGTATATCTATCACCAAATAAATTTAAATTCTCTATACTTGAAGGGTGCATGCTTGCAACATCCAATAACGCAACATTTTTATACATTCCTGGTTCGGCATAAACATATCCACCTTCTCCAACTTCTTCTCCACGATAAGTACTCTTTCCTGCATCAAATTTATATCCAGGAAACATTTCACTAAGATCTGTATAATTAAATTCATCTTGAGGATGTTTATTATTTCCAAATATAATTCTTGTACTATGAGCATTTGTCGTATCATTATAACTAAGACCTGATAATTCAGCTAAAATCTTTCTTGCAGTCCAATCAGCTTTTAAATAATGGAAAGTTGCTTCTGTTGCAACAACATCATTAATACAATAATCAGCAACTGTTTCCCATAATTCTTCTGGAACCGGTTGATCCCAAGGAAGGCCTAACTCTTGATGATGAATACCAAGTTCAATTTCAAATGCTTTAAGACTTTTCTTATTAGCAGCTGATGCAAAATCATATACATCTGTGTAACTTAAATTATAAGCTTCACCAAACATTGCATTTTTGCTACCATTTACAATTCTTTGACTTAGCTCATAAAGTTGTTCATTTGTATATCCCATTAATCTAGCATAGAGAATATGATTATCATATCGTCTATTATTAAAACCAACTAAATTATACTGAATGAGTTTCTCAATTTGTGAACTAGTAGGATTTATCCATTTAATAGGATCTTTACCATCAGGCTTCCAAACAACTACAAATAAATTTGGAAATACTTCAACATCATAAAATACAATTGTTTCATCATTAGCAGTCACATATTCTGATGCTTCTTCAGATTTAAACTTCATATTCTTGACTTTTGCAATACAATAACTAGAATGATTTGTACTATTACTTGCAAAAAATAATACTGCTGGCCTTAAATCTGTAACATCATAATGCATTCCAGAATTATAAGCATCATCAAGAATTTTATCTATAAAATCAATACTAGGTTTTGTACCAGCATGATATTCTTTAAATAAATTTTTCTGTATTAGAGTCCTTATACTCTTTTCATTTTTTACTCCTTCAAAATTAACCATTTTATCCTCCTTCAAAGGCAAGCCAGAATTTATATGAGCTATTTCAACATTATTAAACTTTGTAAGTTTTCTTCTTAATGCTGAATTACCGGTAAATACTTTAATTTCAATGTTGTCATCATAAACTCTACTAAGTTTACTAACATCTCCATCATAAATATAATGCAAATGTATACCAGCTTCACTCTTACTTAATTCGGCATATGTCTTTGGCCACTTATTAGCAGCTTCTAAATTCTTATTGAAATCTTTTTCTCCATTTTCATTCTTAATATCAAAATCAATCACGATAAGATTTTCAGGAGTACGAATATAATGTAATTTTGTTGTATCAATATCTTTTAATGTTGTTTTAACATTTTCCCATTTTCTACTTGGAGTATCATTTTTGCTAGCATATTGTGCAGGACAATCAGAATATAATTCGTCAAATATGCTTCTCGATTCTTCTGGTGTTATAAAAGATAACCAGCATTTATCTTCGTCGCCTTTTTTAATAGTTTCTACTATATCTTCAATTTTATTATCGTTCTTAATATTATTAATATCTCTAGGTTTACCAAACTTTTCAGTTTTAAAACCTTTATATAAATTACTAACTAAATTACCATCTTTATCTCTTGCTGTCTCTTTACATTCATCCCAATAATTTTCAAATTCATTTTTAAATTTCATTTTAGGAAGAATAAACTTATCATTACTATCAATATTATAAGTTTTATAAATTTCATAAGCAGCTTTTAATGTTATTTTATCTTCATTTTTAAACAAAATATAATTGTCTTTCATAAAGTTAAAAAAATAATCAGTTTCCTCTTGCATTGATAACGGCTTATAAGAATTATAATATCCTTTACCCATTTCTTGATATTTCTTTAAACAATGATAAGCAATTGCTCCATATTCAAACTTTACTTGATCCATTAACTTAAAATATCTTTTTTCAGATAATAATTTACCACTAGGATGAACATCTATTAATCTTCTTAATAATCCAGATTTTGCATCTGTTATTTGAACAGGTTTATTTGTTCCCATAAATATAAATGACTGAGGTTTTAAAGTCCATTCATTTTTAAACTTAGCATTAATCTTTATGGGTTCATGTGAAACAATACTATTTAACTTTGTATTATCTTCAATTCTACTTAAATCACCATCATGTTGGATTAATATCAATGGATTACTAGAAAGTTGTTCTGTAGCAAATGAATCAGAACTTCTTGATAATGACTTAGCATCTAATGAATCACAAACATATCCATCAAACATATCAGATATAATATTTAATATTGTACTTTTACCTGTTCCAGAATCTCCATACAATACCATAAACTTCTGTATGGTTTTTGCATCTCCAGATATAATTGCTCCTATGGCCCATTCAAGTTTATCTCTTTCTTCTGGTTCATACAAAGTACTTATTATTTCTTCATATGCATCCATAGGACCTTCTATTAAATCGTAAGGAAGTTTTTTACTTGCATAATCGGATTTCTTAATTGGTGTATTATTAAATATAATTTTAGAATCAAGTACCTTAGAAGAATTTCTATATTCTTTCATATACTTTCTAAAAGTTGACCAAACTTTAGAATCATATAATTGCATTGATTGAACTTGTACAAAAGCATTATTATCTGGTCTATTTTGAAGTTCTTCTGCATAAGAATATAATTCTTTATCAACAAGTCTTATTACATCATCAATATTTGTTGACCATATACCGGCTTCTTCATCCCATATAGCATAAAAATCGCCACCTTTTATTATCAAATCTTTAGAATCGTTAACTATAAAATTGGGTTTGACATATATGGTATTAGCGGATTTTACATATTTTGACTCTATTTTAAAGAAATCCATAATATTTATATGCTCCTTTCCATATTTTATTCAAAATTATTTGTTGGATTTGTTTGTTGGAAAGTTAGGTTTTTATTTATATATTTATTTTTAATTTTTTCACATATTTATATAATAATTAAAAATATAAAAATCCAACAAACAAAAACCTCAAAAATACCCCAAAAATGACCTTTTTTTGGCCTTTTTTGACCATTTTTTGTTGGAAAAATCAGGCACTTTTTTAAAGACCCATTTTTTTTTTATCCAAATTTTTCTCATTTTTTTAAAAATATCCAAAAATAGGCAAAAAACCAACAAAAAAACCAACATAAATCCAACAAAAAATCCACTAAAATTTAACCCAATTTTCATTAAAATATTGCATCATTTGATACCAAATTTCAACATTTCTAACATCTTTTGAGCATTTAAATATACCATCTTTACCATTATTTTTATAATTTCTAGCTCCGAAGTCATTTAACATCTGAATTACACGCTTTTCATCCATATTTTTATTGTCAAATTGGTCTAATTCCATCTGTTCTATGATCAGCCAAAACCATTGAGATGTCCTATTTCCCATGCTCATATCAAACATCATTTGATCATCGATCTTACAAGCTAATCCAAGGATCATTTCAAGCCATGTACAATCATCATGCATCATCTCTTCAAATTGTTCAGGAGATATTTTCTTATTATTTTCATAAAATATCTTTCTGAGTGCTATTCCATCTCTTGCTCTATTAACATCCATTGGACAAATATCAGTCTCAACAAATATATACTTAAATAATAAAAGCAATAAATCAGAATATTTTCTGGTTTCTTTACGTCCGACTTTATCAAAGATCCAATCCAAATATAATACATAAGCACCTTTAATCTTACCATCGTCCGTACAAGTTTTAGAAACCTCGAAAGAAGACCCCGAATCATTACAAGTCTTAGAATCCTTATTAATATTAAACCCATTTTTCTTAAGAAAATTATTAATACCAGGATCTTCTTCCACATGCATTTTTGAATTGTAAAGCTTGCTCAATCGATCCTTTGTAGATGAATATAATGTATTTTCATACTCATCTTCAACCATATTCAATTGCCTTTTAAACTTTACTTTTGACATTAATCAGCTCCCATAAATTCCTTATAAGTCATTTCCTTATACACAATTTCATAGTCAGTACTAAGAGCTTCATTCCTTACAAATATAGTAGGATTATGAGGTCCAAGTTCAATAATATTATCTGCACCAACCAAATCCTCTGGAGCAGCAATAATATCATCAGTTTCATCCACCGTTACTCCATCACTAAAATATGTAAACTGAATCTTTTCAAAATTCTCAAATTGATTATCAAAGAAATCAGTCTCATCAATCATGTAAGGTGGCTCTGGATCATACTTAAGAAGTTCTGTTCCTTCTTCATCAGGTCCTGCTTCAACCAAATCTCTTGCAAATTCAGAATTATCATCAGGATCTATACCCATTGCAGTTTTAATTCTTTCTTCATACTCTTTAGGAGTTTCTAATCTCTCACCAGATTTATTTCTTGTGATATACTGGGCCTTAAGAGTATCATTTTTCTTTACCATTTCTCTTGCATGAATAAACTGCTCTTTATCAGGTGCCTGCTCAAATAATTTCTTCTCTATGTCATTAAGAGTTGAAATATAATTTGAATAGTCCTTTACTTTAGTAGTTTCTTCAATTGTCTTATTACTACTTGTCATGGCCTTATCAGCATATTCATTAAGTTCATCATTCATCTGATTAATCAAATCATCATATTTCTTCTTCATCAAATGAGAACCTAATAAGAATCCACCAGCTGCTCCTATAGCAAGAGAAACACCTGAAGCTATAAATATAATTACTTTATTATTCATTTTGGTAATTATCTCCTTTATTTTTGTTCCTAGAATGCCTCTAAAACGCGTTTAAAGGCCCCAAATAGCCCTTTTAAGGTATATTAGCAGTAAAATATATGTCTGAAAGCTTAAAGGGCCTTCCTGAGGCTTCTAGAGGGGTTATAAGCGATTCTGTGAAAGGGAGAATTAATGCTTAATTAGTGAAATTTTATCAAATATAACACCATCTACATTGAAATCAATAAGCCATTCATCGTAATCTTCATTCTTCTCATCAAGATTTTCAACTATATCAAACTTAACTTGACCATCACCATTTTCTGTGTTGTCAAGCCATCCAACAAGCTGTCCTTCAGGTGTAGGATCAAATCCAAGTATATCATATACATCATTTAAGAATATAAATCCCTGAAGTCTAAGAGTGAGATTAGCATTCTTCTCAGCAAATTCAATAAATTCAGTGTTATATGCTCTTCCGTTTTCACCAGCTAAGAATTTTGAGTTATGGATATTAAATGTCTTTGCATAAGATGAAGCTATGCCATTATATGATACTTTTTCTTCATCTACAAGCTTTGTCTTACCATTCTTAAGCTCCTTCTCTACCGCAACATGCTCAGTTATCTTACCAGTGTAAATATCATGCTCTGCCTCTTCACCATAAGCCTTCTTCACACGATTACGATACTCAGCAAATGATGCAGTTACTGACTCAAGAGCTGTAATAGCCACTGCCAATCTCTTATTCATAATTCCATAAGATGCTATACTAAGACCTGCTGATGCAAGTGCTAAAGCTGCTGCCGGAGCATAGTTAAGTGCTATAGAGCCAGTTGTCTTTGCATATTCCTTAAAAAGATCCTTCTTATATGACTTAACTTCTTCATCAGTCATGTCAACCAGGAACTCCTTTTTATTTTCAGTCTCCTCAACTGCTGCCAGCTTCTCTTCAGGAATATAATTCTTCTTTACATTATTTACTCTATCTGTATGATCATCTAAAACCTTATCAAGTTTAAGAGTGCCTCTCACAGTAAAGAAAAGTGCTCCTGCTCCTGCTAAAATACTAGCACCAATCATTATCTCAGGTGCATGCTGCTTTGCTAAGAAAGCTGTTTTGTAAAGTACTTGTTTGAAACTCATTTTTGTTTCTCCTTTCAAATATAATTTATTGGATTTTTCTTTGATGTTTTATTTATTGGATTTTTCTTTGATGTTTTATTTATTGGATTTTTCTTTTTATATTACGTTTTAATAAAAAATAAAGTACGAGTAAATTAGAAAAAAGAAAGAAGCCCTATTCAAGGGCCTCAATCCTTTCTATTTTTTCATTTTCAAGATTAATATAATATGATCTTTTAACCTTAAGTATTTTATCAAAAGTATCTATGCGAAGCCAGTTGACAAATTTACCTTCCTCAACTTCAAACAGATCAAAGTTTGTGTTAAGTATACGAAGTACACACTTATGAGTCTCTACAAATTTATAGAAACACTTAAATTGCACACCGCGAGTACCAAATACATACTTATTCGCTGTTATAAAGTTTTGATAGGCCACTTCTGCCTTCCTAAAACTTCTTAATGTCTTAATAAGATACCACTTAAATCCTAACATATATTATACCTCCTTTTCTAGGTTTTTACCTATTATAGAAAGAATATAATATGCGATTAATCTATACAAGGCTTTAAAATTCTTCCCAACAAGGGAGTGGAAAATAATCAAAAAATATAATATTAGCTCTAAGTCCATAATAAGGAATTTTAACTTTTGGACAAATTTTTAAATTACTAGTTGTTACATTAGGAAAATATAATATTGAATTAGTGCCTTTATAATATTTTTCTTTTATGAATTCATATGGTAAAATATTCATAATTAAACTGCCTGAGGTACATTGTGCTTTTCATCATTTCTATGGCAAATATGATTCTTATTATTTCTTGGAATATAATTAAGTTCATCTTTCCAATGGTTTGAAAAATATGAACCGGCCTTTTGGCCCTTATTTATCTTTCTAAAACCATTAAATTTCATACGATTTCTTGATATGTTTCTCTTATAAGATCTAATTAGTGACATTTATTTATCTCCTTTCGTTGCTTCTAAATATAAATTTTTAAATAATTCAGTTAAAGCATTAACTTCAACCGTTAAATCGTCAAGATGTCTTATTACTTTTCTAACTAATAGAAAAAGTAAAATAACAGAAAATAACGACAAACCAGATAAAATATAACATAAAATCATGATAATTTCACCTTTAAATAAAAAATAAAGTAGTCATATCCTACCACAGGCATGCCCAGCATGGAAGCTGAGCACACCAATAAGAAAGGAAGGAAATGGATTGTAAACCCCAGGACTCTATAAATTCATTCTCCTTGAATATAATTTGCTGTAAGAGTCCAAATATATTAAGAGGTCTTACAAACTTCTAATATTAAAGTTGTTCAAGTTCTGGTAAGTCAATTATAACTCCACCACGAACTGCACGAGGTTTGACACCTTCAAGACTTGTCCAACCCCAATTTTTGTCTGTATATGACCAATCAACCCCAACTGCGTCATAATAATCTGATAAACGAACTTGGCCATATTCAAATATAGCCTCATTCATTTCATCAAGAATATCAAGAGCTACTTGTCTTGCTGATTGATCGTCTGTACCTTCAATAAGAATATCATCTGCAAATCTTCTTCCACGAGAGGTTCTTTCTCTACTACTTGAAGTGGATCGTCCACCGATAGTTATTTTAGATTTTCCTGAATAATCAGTTATTCTTCTTGAACCACCTCGACGATTAGATGATCTATTTTCACCATCAAATAAAAGAATATTAATTGCTCCATTTATAAGATCTGCAAATGTCTCTTTAGCAGAAGGAATAAGAATATCCCACAAAATATAAGATCCAACATTATCACTATCTGGTGAAAGAAATGTTTCTTTAAATCTTTGAGATAGTCCCTTTTTCTGTTTAACTCCACTTGTTCGTTTAGTTAATCTTGGTTCAGAACTTTGCTTTTCTTCTAATTCTTTTTCTGCTTTAGATTTATAGCTATTTGATGGTAGAGATTTATATTTTTCTAATCCTCCAGAATCATCACTCTTCGTCGGCATTTTCACTTCCGCCATCATCTGCCTCCTTTTCATCACCTGCTACTTTATTAATAAAACGGGATGCAGTTTCTCCAATTGATACAACCTGATCTACCTGCTTTTCAATATAATTGCTTGCTACATCTCCAGCTGCTCCTGATAAAGCTGCTGCACCAATAAGCATTACAACCTTTTTAAGAGTTTTTTCTGTTGGTGAAATAGCTGCCTTACCATATTTTGAAATAATATAACCAGCTCCAAAAGATGCAGCCCCTCCAACAATTAATTTTACTGCTCCGATTCCAATTTTCTTAAGATCTATTTCAAATTTTCTTGTTTCCATGGGTGAGTATTCTCCTTTCAAGAGTTCTTTTCCTTTTCAGGACTCTATAAATTCATTTGCCTTGAATATATAATTTGCTGTGAGAGTCCCAATAATATAAAGAAAAGAGGAATATAATTAATATGCCATGACTCTATAATAGCATTTTCAACAAATTTGCTGTAAGAGTCACATATATTAATATCTATTATATGCTACACCATCGCCATATCTAAACCTTGGTCCAGGAAGAACTAGGAAATCAACAACTATACAAGGTCTTTCACCGTGTTCAACATCTGCCATAATGCAACTATATGTTGGAGTTATTTCACCCTTATCTACACTCCATCCATAATCATCACCATCTGCTACTGGAGGCAATCCGATTTCTGAATAATATTCATTCTTTGAAATAAAGTCTTCATGAATAAGTCTGAAATTAAGATTCACAATTCGTCTCTTAAATTCATCAAAATCCATTGTAAAATATCTTCCAGTTAATGCATCATAAAGAAGTGTGTCTCCACTACCTGCTACAATAATTGGCTGTCCATCAGGATTTTTATCTGATTTCGGAGGATTCTTTTCAACTTTTTCTTTTGCAATTCGTTCTACAACTTCAGATGCTTTCTTTTCTCCTATCTGTTCAATAACTTTTTCACGATAAGTTCTAAAAGCTTCTTCAGTTGCTGTGAGAGCTGCACTTGTTGCACCGAGTCTCTTATAAGAAATAGTATTAGCCGCCACAAATGCTGCAATAGATGCACTACCCATAAGAACTGTAGGAATATATAATACAGCAACTTCTTTAAATACATCTTTAGCAGCTATTCTAAATTCCTTCTTCGGAACAACATCATATATTTCTGCTACTTGATTGTTTGTAGGTTCTGAGTTTTCGTCTCCTTCTTCAACTAACTTCTGCTTTGCTTCTTCTTCACAACGATCCCAAATCTCTTTTTCTTTTTCATCCTTAAGATCATCGATTCTTCTCTTTGCCTCAGGTGTTACCTTAATAGCAAAGAATACTGTCCCACCTACTCCTAAAATACCAGCAACGGTGAGAATTGTTGGTAAGTTTTTTAGAAATGTCTGCTTAAAACCCATTTCATACTCCTTTCAAATATAAATAAAAAATAAAGAGAAAATATATAATATATTTTTATACTATATATCTTCTCTCTACTAAAGTAAGAATAAATTCTGCGATTTTATGACTGATTTGAGTCACATTTCGTGCATTTTTCAGAATTTTCTTTGATTATAGCCTCATAATATTCACTTGAGGCTAAATATCCGGTTCTAAATCCAATAGATTTGCCAGCACTTAGTATTGAACCACCCATCATAGCCATTAATACTGGAATAATAACCTCAGGCTTAGTTACAAAGTTCTTAATTGCAATAAATGTCTTTTTCATTTTTATTCCTCCTAAATATAATTAATTCATATGCCAGTCTGATAATATTACTTTAGCTGACTTTATAATATTATCTAATACTTCTGGTTCAGGATTTCCATTGTGATATCTATTTGAAAAGAATGTTACAATATCATCTTCTGATTTCATCACATTGCCGGTTATAAATAATAAGCCATTTTTTGTTGCATCATGATCAATTGGAAATGCGTTAAAATGGGTTGGATCTATCAAAAAATTCGAAAGATTATTTTCATAAGATCTTACACCAACTTTTATTCCCTTTTTATAGCATACAAATCCTACAATACCAGCAATGGTTCCACCAATAACATAGGGTATAGCCTTTTTAACAATTTTAGTGACTTTGGTTTTTGTCTCATCAGTAATTACAATTTTCTTATTAGTCATTTTAAACTCCTTTTCTTTCTCCAGCTATTACAGCTCCTTCTTCATCTGTAAGATCTATATGCAAAGTAATATCGTCATTTTTATCCTTACAAGGCTGTCCGATAAGTAAAGTTATTTCATTTCGATCATCTATAATAGCAATATTTTTATCGTCGTTAATTGCCCTTGTAAAACCTTCAATTACATCTTTCTTTGTAAGTCCATAATCATTAACTGGACTAACATTATTAAATACTAAACTAATCATATTAACCTCTTTTCAAATATAATTAATAGAAAAAACATTATAGGAGGCGTAAATCTAATATAATTAGACCATACCTCCTATCTCTGTATTCAGTTGTAACTACTGATTATTCCTCAGTAGGTTCTGCATTTCCAGGATCAACAACAGTGAAATCCGGATCATTAGTGATGCCATCATTCTCATTGTCATGGTATTCCAAGCACTCATGCTTAGAGTTCTTTACTCCAAACACAATGCCAGCAATACCAGCCAAAAGAGCAACAGCTCCGCCAATGAAACCCCACTTCTGTTTCTTGTTCATAATAGAACCCCCTATTAAGTTAAATTTCAGTTAATTACTACCATTATAGTAAGAATAAATTTTGCGAATAATAAAAGAAAAGAGAAGCCTTATTCAGACTTCTCCTCCTCATCTTTTTTCTTTGGAGAAAATAACATAATGCCTCCTGTTATTAATGCTCCAACAATTAATAATGTTAACATTTATTTTTCTCCTTTCATTATAGAAACCTTAATTTTTGCGAAAGATAAAAGCGGTCCTAGATTTCTCTATTTCCGCTTTCGTAAATTACTTCATTTCTTTACATTTACCAACTAAATACAATACATTATGCTCGAAATCTTCGATATTCCAAACAATGAATATCTGTCGTAATCTGCAGATGATATCTTGCCAAAGAGTATGTCCATACATATCGTTACACCATTCTGCTATTAATTCAGAAAAACTTCCCTTTTTTACCAAACCGCGATTGTATCTTTTATACAGATTGCATAGGTAAAAATGAGATATCACTGTACCAATAGGTGCAATTGGCAAAAATATTAAATATAATACCTTTAGCACTATCAACTTAATTACTGATAAAATTGTTTCCATTTTAAATTCCTCCTTCAATTGAACTTAATTAGTTACCTATTAAAGAAGGAATAATTTTTGTGAATTATGCTTCTATTCTTACACCAATAATATTCCTAATATTAAAGCATGCTATTTCATTTTTATTATTAATAGAATCATCATAAAGGTGTAAAGCTTTACTATTAGATACAATATTAAATTTATCGGAATTTAAATGTACTACTTCATTATTATACTCATGCGATGCAGATATAATTACATCAAAATTTCCATTATTATATTCTGAACTATAGTTATATATTCCAATTATTTCATCAAAATTATATATTCCTATAATGTTTTTATTATCATTATACAAATATAATAGATTCATAGCTTCAGAATAATCATAATAGGCTACTTCTCTTGCATGTCTTAAAATATAATTTTGTGGATTTTTATGATCTTTAATAAGTAATATATACTCTGTCATCCATTAACACCTCTCATGTAATTTTTAGCTTTATTAAAGAATGATAAATATGATCTTCCGGTCTTTTTAAACATAGTATCATACATTAATTGTGGAACTTCAGCTTCTTCACAATCAGGTACCCAAACAGAATATAATGGTTCATTAGAATTAGTTATACCAATTATAACACCTAAATAATTTTTACCTCCAAAAAAGTCATATACCATAACTTCATCATACAATAAAATTTCATTATTGATTTTTTTAGTTGGTGTTATTTCACAATGCAAAAGGGTTTCAATAGCTTCTTTTTCTTTATCTGTAATATCTTTTATTATATAATCACCCATTTTTATCTCCTTCTATGCGATCGTCATCATTTTTGTTATAATATCAGTTATTAATTCTCCTTTTTAATAATTATTTCTATTATAAAGACTTTAAATCATTATACCTATCAAATATAAGCTCTGCATGCTGAACAGGTGTAATATTCTTATTAACATTAAAATTAGCATTAGCATTAACACATGCATGTCCCCACTTCTTAATAGTACTCATCTGAAACTCAACATCTAATGCTCTCTTGAAACCTTCTTGATAAGATATAATATCCTTCTTACCAAATACACCAGAATACCTACCAAGTTCATAGAAGCAAATTGGCTGATCAGATTTTTCAGTATTAGTAAAATACATTGAAAATACATCAGCAGAACGAATATAATCAGCTTCCCAGTTGATCTGTCTTCTGATTTCTTCTGTATCAGAACTCTTAGGCCACTTATCACGACGAGGATTAAATATAACAAGTTTATCAGTCTTTTCTTCCGGCAAAGACATTAAATAGTTAATTACCTCCTTCTGCCAATTCTCGCAATTTGTTATGCCTCCAGCAAGAAATACAGTAATCTCTTCTCTGGTAGGAACATAATATTCAGGTGCTGTAATTACTTTCATTTTTTATTTCTCCTTTTCTTTATTTAGCTCTAACTGATTTAAGAAATACAAATTCAAGGCATTGAGGACATTCTACATATTCAACAGATGGTATCTCCTGTTCTTTCATACGGATATCTTTCTGCTCATATGAAAATAAGCATCCACATTTTTCACATGATGTCGTTTTCCTAGTGCCAGGTTTAATTATTTTTATCATTTTATTTTTCCTCTACACCAAACACATACTTTTTAAGTTTATCTTCACCTATAATCTTAATGGCATTTTCAGCTGATTCTTTTGATTTGAACCAATATTCATGTGGCATTTTTATACTACAATTTGACCGCAAATAAAAATCATTAGCTTCAAAATCATATACAATAAAATAGTGCCTATTGTCACCGTTCCATTCTTGATCATCATCAGATAAACTCTTTAGCTTATTAAGTACCTTTAATTTTTCACATTCAAATTTAGCTTCTTCTTGAGTTTTAAAAACATTACCAATGTCTTGCCTTTCGCTATCTATATGTGAAAAAGCACCATTTTTCGAGATGTACCAATTGGAAAATAATACATCACCTTCAGCACTTATATAATAATATCTATCTCCATCAGAAGGCCACTGTGTTTCGTTCTTGATTATATAACCTTTCTGACCTAATAAAGAATCTAGCATATTTTTTTTTGATCTTCAGTGACATTATATTCAACTAAATATTTACCATTAAAAAATATTCACTGTTAAAAAACTTTTCATACAAAATTGTTCCATCAATATGAGCTAATGAACTAATAGCACATACTTGTGGATATGTTAATAAATACTGAACCTTCATTTTTAATTCTCCTTTTAATCATTTTTAAATGCTTTTATTGCTTTTACAAAACCCCTTAATGAAACCAATTATACAACCATAAATATACACAAACGGTCCTATAATTATGTAAATTACTTTCTTCATTTATTTAGTTTTCTCCCTTAAAAATCACAAGCTTTGATCTTTACTATAATTCTGTTACCATTTCGATCGTACAAGTCTTCATAGGGCTTGCAAACTAAACCTTCCATATTAGCTGTTCCAATTGTTGACTTAGGATGAGTCTTAACAAATTTTACAGCCTCATCAAGTGGTGCAATACATATAATAGGAACTACATCTATTCCAAGAGATTTTGCAACACTTTCAATGCTGATTCTATTTAGCCAAATATTACTTGATGGCATATAGATATCAAATAAAATAAATGAAGTATCATCTGGAATATAATTATTACCACATTTCTGTATCTTATTGCCGTACCCTTCACCAAAGAATATAACTTCTTTTTCACCAAATAATTGTTCAAGCATCTCTTCCATTTCATTAGTTAAGAAGATACTCTCAAGCTTTTCTAAAAGATGCTTTGGAATATCAGCTTTTTCAGTTCTACCTTGAAATGAAACCTTATGCCCATCCCATATTACACCGATGTTTGTGCCGTCAATTTTTTCTGTGCAGATCCAATGAAGATCTTTCAAATATTCTACAGCTTTATTACGGAACTGCCCCTCGATCAACTTCTTAGTTCCTTCTGTATCACGTTCATAGATGGTTTCAATTTTTGTATAAGTGTACATAACTTTTCCTTTCTAATTATAATTTAAGCTTCATATGATTTTAATTCCTCCTAACAGTAAATTATAAAGCTCTTAATTCGTCAACCAGAGCACCAATGAAATGACAAAACTTTTCAAATACATTACATTCTTGTGCATCTTTTATTCGATGACAAATTCCAAAAGGACCTGGTACCCATATAGGTAATATGTCATCAAACGCTCTAATATCTACTTTGAAACTACAGTTGTCAACATATACACAATCATCACAAACATACCTCATAAGACTAGTCTTGCTCATATTTAATAGCTCCTTCTGGCACTAATAACTCAACACCATAAAATTTGTGAACCGTATGTCTACCTTTAGCTCCATCATCTTCATCGATTACCATTACGGATTTTAACTCCTCGGAAGTTATAATATAACCTGAGTTTAATGCAAAGTCAATTTTATCTATTAATTTTTTGCAAAACTCCTTATCAGACCACTTCACTCCAGGAGGCTTCCAAAATATAAGATCATGTGGATGAAACTTCCTATGCTGTTTTCTCCACTTTTTAGTGCTATTTCTAAATTTCTGACTGTGCATAGTTAAACCTCTGCAATCTAAGCCTCGTCTATTGCTTCATCAACAACTTTAGCCAACTCTTTCAGAGATGATCCTGATTTAGGCTTACAATCTTTATCCGTATCTATAGAAAGACTCTTTTTACATACTGGACATACAACATAAATGTCAGTCATAGTATATCCAATAAAACTATCTCTTTCTTTTCTTTGAATATCTTCATAATTAAAAGTGAATATTGATCCACAATTTTTGCAAGTTTTTTCTATCGGATCGACCATAGTATTTTTAATATTTTTACTGCCATTTTTTTCTCCTTTCAAGAGTTAAATATAATTTTTAGTTTCCTCTTTTAAAACGACATTCTTCAGCTGGTATAAAATTTTCTTGCCACTTTCGTTTAATTATCGAATAATATTGAGATTGCTTAATCTCTGATGTATCGAGAAAATCATATACTCTGTTTTTCTCTTTTTTCAAGAAACTTGGTGTACACATAATTACATGATTAAACACATCTAGATCAGCTGCATTTTTAATAGATACATTTATACCGTCTATATTATCAAATATGTCATAGGAAACAGTACTGTTGTGAACAATATAATTAGCTAATAGAATATAATTTCCTAATTCTACAGCATTAGCATACACAATAACAGACTTAATATTTGGATATAAAGCTTTATAGCGTGCTGCTAAATTAACTGGGTTTGCATACGTAAAAGGTTCTCCACCAGTAAGACAAAGCATTTCACACCATTTAAAGTCGTCATCTGTAGCATACTCCAAATTAGCTATGTTGTACTGATTATTGCAACAAAACTTGCAATTCCTGTTACATAATGTGGTGACAACCAAATGTAAGGTTTTCATTTTTATTTCTCCTCTTAGTTCTATCATATTTAATTTGTCGATGAGATAATATATCCAAAGTATCTAAAATATCAGCCGGTTGTTCAATGGTATAGAGTTCTTTTCCACAATTACAAACATGTCTTCTTGCAGTTTTTGGAACGCCATTCACCATCTCTGTATAAGTATTGGTGCAAGTCATTCTCTTTTTACAATCTGGACATATCATAATACTATGACTCATTATCGTTTGATAATTCAATATATTTATTAAGATACCATTGTGCTTTTTTAATATCTTCGTCTCCATTTTTACGTTTATGACGATAAATATACTTAAATGAATTACACAAACAGAAATCTTTTACAGCATCAACACCAAGCGCTTCACACATAACGTCAATGCATTCGAATTTTCCAGTTTCATAATGAGATGGATGATTTACGTTATCTATAATTTCTTCTCCAAATGCGTTAACCATATTATTTTCCTCTCAGTCGTTTCTTATTCAAACAATTTTAAATCACTCTCGGGTACATTTTTCTCATCTGGGATATCAACTATGCCATAATGAACATCATATCGCTTTTCAGTATTGTCTTCTGTTTGATGAATTTTTGATACAACGCCCATTAGATAACTTGATTTAGGATATAATGCTGTTGAAATAGTCATAACTTTATCTCCAATTTTGTATTTACTTTTACTCATTGTTATTCTCCTCAATAAATATACCAATTACATAGTCATTCCTAAATTCACCAATTGTATGATCACCATCATAAATATAATAAAAATCAACACCAATACTATATGCCGGATTTTTTATGTTTGATATTATAACAGGATCAATACTATTCGTCAAATAAATTACTATCCTACTGTTATGTTTTTCATTCATTTTTAACCTTCTTTAAAATCTATTAAGAATTTTTCAAGCCAATTTGGTAACATTTTATAAACAGCATTCATATTAATATGTATATCTCTACCTATATGACTAAATTTATACCAATTAATATACTCACTAGTTAATCTGTTAATAATATAATTTTCACCACTACCATCGAAAAAACAGTCATAAGTGTCAGTATCATAGTCCTCGTTTTCAATATGATCAAGAAACGATGATCCATTTCCAAATATTTTTCCAACATTAGAAATGAATAAATCTCTAAGTTTAGGATAATTACATTGAGTATATATCATTTTTCTCCTCCATAGTTTGGCAAGGCTTAAAAGTTTCTTCAGCAGAGTTTGACGAATCAATATCACTAAAATAATATGACTTGCTAACATGGTAATTACCAATATGGTATGATAGCATTGACTGATTTGGTTCAAATGGAAAAGATGGTACAGCTTCATTCATAAAAAAGTTATTGGATTGTTTGTGTGATAATTCTTCATACTTCTTTTTATAATACTTAGCTTTTTGTCGAGCATTCATAGTCATTCTCCTAAATACTTTTCAATATCTATATGTTCAGTGCCTTCCATATCACCAAGAGGATACAATATGCCAAAGAAAATATTATTGTCATGAGAATAAATATAAGAATCATATTTATTATTCCAATCCTTCACATCATGTATTCTGTCTATTTCTCTAAATTCCTCTGGATGTTCTAACTCATATATGACTGATTCATATTGATTAACATTTTTTATGTTTTCTTTATGAATCATATATGGTAATAAATCAATTGAAAGTATAGCCAGTATTATAATACAAAATATACTAACAATATAAGTAACATTAACCAAATTATGAATTACATCATTTAAACAAAATCGAGGACAGTTATCATGCAATTGTAAAAGCACTAAACTAACAACAAATATAACACCTGAAATAATATAAAATAAAAAGTTCATTTTTATTGTTCCTCCATATATGCATTTTCGTTATCTACAATCTTACGCCAATGAGTGATGTCAGTCGGATATATTGAGTCTTGTGTGTAATAGAAAGAAGTATAATATACATTACTATAATGGTCAATAGCTTTAAATAAATACCATCCATCTTCCTTGGGCATACCCTGCTTTTCTACATCATACCAAATATAATTGTCTAAAGCGTCCGTACAAGCTTTTGCCTCTTTTTGTCCAAGCCTATAATCCTTATAATCCCAAGCAGGCCAATTCTTAAAATTACTATTAACATCTACAGCTCTCATGTCAGTTTTGTCCATCTCAAATACCTCCTATTTATCCTCACTTTCTTTTTCTGAATAAATGGCTGATGATAGTAAATTTATTACCTCTTTAATATCATTTTCATCGAAAACATTAAACATATCAGCATCTATGTAGTCACCTCTTATATCCCAGTCATATTCTACTAATAAATCGTCATCATTAGTATCTATATAAAAGGCTCCAAATGCTGGATATTCTGGATCACCACTAGTGATATGAATATCTGGGTCAAATGGGTCATTATTCCGATTTTCTTGAAAGACAAACTTTTTACCTGGATTACTTTTCAATAATGTTAAAAACTCATTTCTGGTTAAGGTTTTCATATTTTTCCTCCATTTTATGTATTGCTGCCAGAACTTTGTCTCGTCCGTACAAGTCTACTAACTCTAATAAACTATAATAAAGCCACTTTTTATATTCGGCTTCATTCAGACCTTTTTTCATCATTGTTCTCCTTATCTAAATATCCCACCATTTTAACATATTATCAGTATCAAAACCATATTTAACATATAAGTTTTCAATTTTTATACTATTAGCATAAAACATTTGCCAGGGTATAATAAAACTTCCATTTTTAGCTCCTTTTTTATATAAATCATATACTTTACCCCAACATATTCGACTCATAGCATTAGTTATATTAGAATCATGATGTCCTTTAGTCTTTAATATCATAACTGAGAATCCACATTGAGGACATTCTTTTATATTAATATTGCCGTATTCATTAGAAGTATTTTTATTATCTATTTGACCACAATCACATACTGGACAATGTGAAAATTCACCAGAATATTTTTCTTCTAATTTAGATTCTTTTTCTAACAATATAATAGCTTTAACCATTGCCTGCCCAACATCAGAATCTTTTCGATCAAAAAACTCAGTATGAATATAATTTTCAAGAATGTCTTTTGCTTCTGTATAAGTCATATCTTCATGATTCATTTTTATCCTCCGTTAATAATAATTTATAAAGTTCTTTTTTCATACACTCAATAGCTGAATTAAGAGCTTTTAATAAATCAGGATCAGGTTGTTTATCTTCTCTAAAATCTTTAAAACTACTTAAAAAATCAATGTCATCATTTAAACTTTTAATTTTTAGGTTTATTTCATAATCACTCATTTTTAATCCTCCTTAAAGAATTCTTTAATATCAAACCATTTATCCTCAATTATGTTACCAATTTTAGTACAAGAATCTCCCCAATCAGGTTTTTCTATTCTAACATATTTTCCATTAAGGTCTTCCCAACGTTCAACACCAACTGTATCCATAATTCTCATCATAGATATGAGGCCTTTATCAGTTGCATCAAATGTATCGTCTTCAGCTCCTAAATATCCATGGCCAATACAATATCCTCCAATACCGCAATGAATAGCATTTGAATCAAAAAATACATAAAATGTTAAACATCCATGATCGCTCATAGTTATGGTTGTTCTAGTTATTTTTGCATTAATTATTTCCTTGCTCATTTATATTCTCCTTATGCTTTTCAAAACCTAATACAATTTTTCTAGAATATACATATGCATCATAATCATTCCCAAATTCATAAGTATCATCTTCAGGAACATATACATCATATGTCATATTTTTCAAAGTTATTTTATGACCTGATGCAAGTAATATAACATATGTGTAAGTCTCATCTAATATAATTTTAGGTTTATTAAGAATTTGTTGAAGGGTCATATAATGTCCCATTCTTTTTATTCCTCCTAAATATAATTAAAAACAAAAGAGTAACCATATTTCAGATTACTCTCCTGTTTATAACTTACTTCCTAAACTTAGTATATACTAAGTTGGAAGCGTACTGAAGCGGTAAGATCTTTCCGAGATCAATCGCCATAGTCTCATAGTCAATTACTCCTTCATTCTGCCAAGCATAGTGACATCCGATAATAAAATCAATCGGAAATGTAAATATACTAGCAATCTGAATCAAAATTGACAACACCTTTCCGGCGAATGTCATCTCAGAAAACTTCTTCATATTATACTTCATAATTCTTTCCTCCTAAAAATATAAAAATTTAGTTTATAAGTTACCTATTATAGGAAGAATATTTCTTGCGAATTATGAAATAGTAATAGGATCATATCTTTCAGAATTAATAACTTTAAGCATAGCTTCTCTAGGAGTCATATTGATACAGTCAATGACATTCTTGAAAGATGATGCCGATGAGCCAGATATAAGTTGAACACCTTTCTGATTGTGAGGTACATGGAAAGTATTTTGACGGCTATATACATTCCAAAATATAATATTTGGAAGTTCATATCCATATTCAGAATATTTTTCTTTCCATTCATCATAGGCAAATCCTCCTCTAGAAGCCTCGTCAAATTCCATATCAGATATAATTATTAAAGCTTTTGGAAGTTCTGAAGACTTAGCTCCTGATTTAAGTGCTATACCTAATATAAGATACATTGCCGCTTCTATATTAGTTGAATTTCCCCAATCAGTTACATCCATAGAATAAAGCATCTGATATAGAGTTGATCCTTTAACTTCATGAATATTAGGAGTGGTAGAGAAAGACATCCATAAATTATGATAAGCTCCGGTATTTCTTTGAGCAAAATATAATGCTAAAGATATAGATGTAAACAATGGTTGTCTATTCATACATTTCATAGATCCACTTGTATCAGCCATAACTATAGCATTAACACCTTCAAAAATATAATTAGGAAGAGCCTTCCATTGAGCTTCTATTATGGGATCTTCAACAAGCATATTATTATATGATTCATATTCATATTTTCTAATAAGATCATAAGGATATAATGTTGAAGAATTTATTTTCTCTTCTCCAGAATTAACTTTCTGAATATAATTGTCAAATCCTTCTGGATCATGACGTCCGAACGAGTTTCTATAGAGTGTCATAGCCTTAGAAGGAACTTCTGCATAATTTATATCTGTCCATTTATTAGCAGACATCTTAGTTTCAACAACCTTAAGATATCTTCTAAGAGCTCTAAGTTTTCTCTTAAAATTATATACAGAATATCCAAGTTTCTTTGCTGTAAGGATACCTAATTTACGAGTATTTTCAGAACTTGCATCAGGTGTTTTAATCCATTTAGCAAGTAATGAAACTGGCTTATTTTCTGACATATTATTAAGATCAATACTTAAGACTACACCCATTCTATGCCACATATTAGGCTCTAATGGAGTATCAATAAGATAATATAAATCATCATATCGTCCGTACAAGTCTCCAATAGTCCATATATTTTTCTGAATAGCTTCAGGATGCTTATTAGCAAGATACCTTAAAGCTATTCTAAAAGTATCTCTTTCACCAAGACCACCTCTTATATCTCTAGCATAAAATATAATTTTTGTTGTAAGAAGAGGATCAACCTTGTATGCTTCTTCAATAAGAGTTTCTATTCTTGTTGAATCTGCCCCTCTTAATGCTCCAATTGTAGCATAGAGATCAAGACAAGGATCTGAAGTTGTGTTCAGAGCTAATGCTCCATTCTCAGTTTCTGTTAAATGAGATGCATTCTTAAATGCTGATTCAAAAGTATTCATGACAATTTCTCCTTTCAATTTTGCTGATTTGTCACTTTTTAATTTTTATAAGATTTTAAATCTTCTTCTAGACTTTCATCTTTATTCATTCCTTCATACCAACCAGATTCTTCACAATTTTTTATTAATTTGTCTGATTTTATATATCCATAATTTGAATCTATCCATCCAACTATATTATCCATATTAATTCTTGCAACTACTTTTCTATTATTAAATATTCTTATCGTCCTTGATTTTTCAATCCATTCCAATTCTGTTGCATTGACATTTATAATCTTTCCATCTGTCAGTACTATGCTATACATTTATTCCTCACTTTCCTGATACTCTGTATACTTCTTTTCAACTTTTTTGTCTTTCATCCTTTCTTTAATATAATCTCTAATAACAAAAGTATCGTCTTTTAATTCATTATATATCAATTCATTTATAGAATATGTATATATTTTACAATCTCTTCTTCTCATTCCAGATCTGCAATATCTATTTGCTTCTGTCATACGATCAGTTATAGGTGATGTAGATCTAAATGTTGTATAATCATTGAACCGGTCGTCAACATTTTCAAATATTACTGCTCTAACACCGTAATATACTGTACCTTCTATATTAGAGTCATCAGTATCATATTCTTCTATCATATATTCATCACCAAACATATAACAGAAATTATCTAAAAATTCTTTTTCTTCTCTAATAGAACAATATAACTCTGCTTTCTTTTTATCAGTGAATACTGCACATATATGATATTCTGAATATTCACCATTTGTCACAACATAAATTTTCATATCTGTTCCTCTCTTTCTACTATGTATATATCACCGATAGCATTTAGCACATTGATTTTCATGTCTGTTGATATCTTTTTTTCTGTGAGCAATATTTCTGTCACCATACACTTTACTTTTGCTTCACTCAGACTTTTTCCTTGACATATAATTTCTATCATATATTAGTTTCCTCATTTTCTTTCTTAAATTCATCCGATAGCAATACACAAGGTATATCAATACCAAATAAACTATAATAAACTTGCCGTATACTATTAACATAAGCAACATTTCCAAGTATTTCAGTTTTTTTTCGTCATTACTTCCATATCATCAGGA